ATGTCATCTCGGTACAGGTTCGCATATCTCGTTAAGCAGAATGTTGACGCTGCGCCACCGTTGACCCCAGAACAGTTGGACGCGCTGGCGTTCCTGTTCTCCGCGCCCGTTGAGGCCGAGGGGCCGGTGAGCATGGCGGCGTGATGTTGAGGGCGCGCTCAAAATTGCTGGTCAGGATCACTTTATGGGCACCCATAAGGTGAATGCCCTTTTGGCGATTTCCTTAGTTCTTTTTAGGGAACTTAAGTAAGCATTATTATGAATTTAGGGGATAACTCTACCCAAAATTAGAGAGGGGGAGAGATGAGCATTGACTTGATGAGCCTTGATGAGGCTGCGGAATATCTGGGCTTTACGCCAGCTACGTTGCTTTACAAACGGCATAAGAATGAAGGCCCGCCGTCGCACAAGTTGGCTGGTCGCGTTGTTTACGCAAAGGCAGACTTGGACGATTACGTGGTGTCTGAGTTGGCGCGCACTCGACGCGGCGGCTAAGCACTGGATTAAGCCCAATTAGGTGGCGAATGGGACCTCCCACGGAGGTTGATTGGATAGCGCGTTAAGCGCAGTTAAGGGCACTAATGGGAAGTTTCAGCAAGCTGGAATGGATGGATGCCGTACGGCAATGCACTGCCATTTCAGCGGAGCGGCGCATAGTCATCATGCACATAGGCGCGACGGCGGATCAATTTGGTAACGACGCCTGGCGCGACAACAAGACGGTAGCCGATGAGTTAAGGGTCGCAGAGAAGACAGTTACGCGGGCGCGCGACGACGCGACCAGGCATGAGCTTTGGTCAGAGACGCGGCCAGCCGACAACAAGCACACAGCCCGATATCGACTCAGGATGCCGCCAACTTGGGTGGACTCCAGTGTCTACCCCAACGGGCTTGGGGGGACTCCAGAGTCCGTTTGGGTGGACTCCACAGTCCGGTTGGGTGGACTCCAGAGTCCGCTAGGGGGGACTCCAGAGTCCACCGCTTCGGGTATTTCTTCGGGTTCTCCTTCGGGTTGTTCTTCGGACCCGTGGGGAGACATTGGACTGAACAGAGAGACGGCGGCATGAGGATCAGAACGGGCACCGGCAAGCGCCGCGCGCATATCAATGTCAAAGAGCGCCACGACGGCAGGCCGGGAATCGTCATTAGTCAAAGCGGTACGGCGGTCCTCATGTCTAAAGCCGAATGGTTAGAGCTACGCGAGCACGCCGACGCGCTTCTAGGAACAACAACCACATAGACCGGCACGCCCGGACCCTTGGCTCTAAACGGGAGTAGGCACCAGGGGTCCGGGCATTGCCATGTTTGGGGGGAACACATGAACCAATACGAACTACAGGATCGCCTTGCCAGCGCCGTCAAAGTGATTCCCGTGGCGCAACGGCCACGGCCACCAATCGTCTGCTACCAGCCGCCGCGCCCATGCGACTGCTGCAACACCGACCAGTGACCAAGCAAAAGCACCAGGACCCCGACGCCGCAATTCCTGTGCCGTCTACCTATGGGCCGGAATACGTGATTGAACGCTACGGCCACCTAATCCACCTGACGCGCACCTTGGCAAGCCAACCGAAACACAAAGCGCGAATCGTGATGAGCAAGCGCGACGTAATCAAAGTGTGCAACGCCCTAATCGACGCAACCGAAACGAATGCTGCTTAAGCCATGCCTAGAGTGCGGCACGCTAAGCGACCGGGCCAGGTGCCTTAAGCACCGGCCTAAGGACACACGCAACGCTAGGCAGCGCGGCTATGACACCGCATGGACAAAGCTAAGCAAGCTCGCGCGCGCTAAGCAGAACTGGTGTAGCGACTGCGGCACCACCGAGGACATACAGGCCGACCACTCACCCGAAGCATGGCAACGCAAAGCGCAAGGGCTGCCGATCCGGCTAGAGGACATCGACGTGGTGTGCGGTGACTGCAACAGGGCTAGAGGCGCGGCCCGCTAGTCAACGAACGCGGCCCGGAGACCCCATTTTTCTCCGCTCGCCAGGCTCTACGGTTTCCCAATAGCTAGGGCTGTAGAGCTTAACTTGCTCCCCGTCCCTAGTTATCTCCAAAGCGCCGGAGTCTTCCACAACTGCCGTGCAGGTGGCGTCGTAGAAGTCTCGTCCGCCGTTATAAGTGACTGTGAATGCCATGCTCCAAGCCTCCCACGCAGGGGTGACACCAATCAGCCGCCGACGCGGCGTGTCCGGGCTGATCGGGCTAGAGGGCGCAGCACGACCTACGACATAGCGGCAATCTCACGGTCCCTCGGGCCAGAACAGCCGTCCGAGCACTGATCCTCCACTATCTCCGGATCGCCCCACGGCTTGTCCGATTGAAGGATGTCCGAGTAGTCCAAAAGCTGACTGATCGGCTTTCCGCACTTCGCACACTTACCGGCATTGCGCCACTTCTGAACCATGCGCAGAACGCTACCGACCTGAGCGCTACTCGCGCCATTAGAAACAAGTAAATGTGACCGCCGTTTCGGCTGTGCGCCCATTGTTGCCGTTGTGTCCATCGTTGCCGAGCGGCCCGTAAGCCATTCTAAGCCACGCAACAATACGCTCCGGTATTCCTTATCCACCTAACCCATAAACGTCGCTCAGTGGAGCAATTAGACGGCAAAGGTGGGGGATAGGGCCGCGCCGCATGGCCCAGTACCCGAATGGCAAGGCAAAGTTCGGATTACTCTCCGGACGCCTTTTCCTGGGATCGCAGGAAAAGGCGACCTATTGGGGGATACCCCAAAATGCCTGGTCGGAACACATAACTGAATATTGAGGGGGGTCTATGGCTGTCCGTGCTGGACCCAAACAACAGGTGTTATCGACCCCTCTAACGTTCAAAAACTGGCCTAAAGATCGCGCAAAACGGCGTGAAAAGTTCATTCGTGAATACATCCGTATTCCGCGTGGCGCGGGTGTCGGCAAGCCGTTTCGACTACAGCCGTTCCAGCAGGAAATTACGCGGGGTGCATTCGCGCCTGGCGTTCGTACGGCGCTCGTGTCTATGCCGCGCGCTAACGGCAAGACGGCTTACGCGGCGGCGCTGGCTATCGCTGAAATGTTCGTGGGGCCGGAGTCCGCAGAGGTCCTGATTGTGGCTAGCGACAAACGGCAGGCCAGCCACGTCCTTAAGTACGCGAAAGAGATGATCGCGCGCAGTCCTGAGCTGGCGGCGCGGGTGGTCGACTATTCGGACCACCTAGAGGTCCCGGAAAACAACGCAGTGCTGCTGCCGCTGCCCGCTGAGCCTGGCTCGCTGCATGGCTATGACCCGTCGCTGTTGATCGTTGACGAGTTGCACGTTGTCACTGAGGCCGTGTGGGAGGCCGCTACGTCGGTGGTCGGTAAGCGGCCACCGGACGAGTCGTTGACGCTGGCTATCTCGACGCCTGCCAGTTCGCCCGATTCGGTGATGTGGAAGCTCATTGCCCACGGGCGCATGGGCGATGACGAGTCGTTCTATCTCAAAGAGTTCTCCGCGCCTGACGGCTGTGCGCTCGATAATCAGGACGCCTGGCGGGCCGCTAATCCGGCGATGACTTGTCCGCAAGCGTTCCTCGCTGAGGACGGCATGTTGGCCGCGATGCGGACCCTCCGCGAACCGGTCTTTAGGCAGCTGCGACTAGGCCAGTGGGTCACCGGTGTTGACGCGTGGTTGCCGTTTGGTGCATGGGATGCCTGCCTAGACAGCACACGTCCGGTGCTACCTGGTGAGCGCGTGGTGTTGGCGTTCGACGGGTCCGCGTCTGGTGACTCGACGGCGCTTGTCGGTTGCACGATGGACGGCCACCTGTGGATTGAGGGCATATGGGAGGACCCCGGCGATCCGCGTTGGCGGGTCCCACGGGCTGAGGTAACCGCCGCCGTTGATATGGCGTTCGCCCGCTACGACGTGACGCGGCTGGCCTGCGATCCGTGGGGGTGGCGTTCCGAGATTGAAGCGTGGGCCGCTGAGCACGGCGACACAACGGTTATCGAGTGGAACACGGCCAGCTCCGCGCTCATGGCACCGGCAACCGACCGGCTGTATCAGGCCGTGATGACCAAGGCCGTATCGCACGACGGGGACGAACGGCTGGCGCGGCATATGGCGCATTGCGTAGCTAAGCCGACGCCAGCGGGCGACCTGGTGAGCAAGGACAAAAAGGGCAGCCCGCGCAAGATCGACGCCGCCGTTGCGGCCATCGCGGCCTATGACTCTGCGGCTGAAATCGCAAAAACTACTGACCAACAGGGGGTTTGGTTCTTTTGAGCAAGACAGATACCGAGACGCTTAATCGCTTGGCTAAGGCACTCGATGCGCCTATCGCGCACTACAACACGCTGGACAGCTATTGGTACGGCAAGCAAAAGCTAGCGTTCATCGCACCTGAACAGCGAAAGCTGTTGGATAACCGGCTAGGCCGCCTAGTGGCCAACATTCCGCGCCTCGCTGTACAGACCATTGCCGAACGCTTAGGAGTTCAGGCGTTCGACGGGGTCGACATCTCCCAAGAGTGGGAAGCCAATGACATGCCGCAGCACTGCGGCACCCTGTTCCGGGAATCACTGCTGCTGGGCAGTGCCTATGTGCTGGTGAGCATGGCACCTGACGGTAGCCCGCGCCTAACCGTGGAGTCCGCTAAGCAGGTAAGCGTTGAGCGTGAGCCGGCTGATGGCACGGTGCTAAGCGGGCTTAAGCGTTGGGAGACTCGCACTAGCACTGAGGCGACGTTGTTCCTGCCTGATCGGATTGTCCGATTCTCGGCACCGACCAAGGGTGCTAGCGCGGGTGCTATGCGTCAGGTTGACGAGTGGGCTAACCCGCTTGGGGTGGTCCCGGTGGTCCCGGTCGTCAACAGTGACCGGCTCTTGGACGTTGACGGCTGGTCGGAGATATGGGACTTGATGCCGTTGTGCGATGCGGCCAACAAGCTGCTGGTGGACATGATGTGCGTCAGCGAGGCGACTGGCCTGCCGCGTCGGTGGATCAGCGGCTTGCCAGCGGCGGAACGTCCCGTCAGGGACGCGGAGGGAGCTGTTCAGCTCGACGGGCACGGCAGGCCGATTATGGAGCGGGTCAACCCGGTTAACGACAGCCGCTTTTCGATGGCAGTCCTAGAGAAGCCCGAGTCGAAGGCGGGGCAGTGGGACGCTGCCGATATGCGTGGCTACGAGTCCGCCATGCGCATCGTGATGTCCCACATTGGCGCTATCTCGGCGCTGCCACCGGCCTACTTGGCCGCGTGGGATGCACAGCCCACAAGCGCGGATGCCGTTAGGGCACAAGAGTCCTCACTAGTAGCGCGCGTTGAAGCTAAGCAACTGATTTACGGGCCAGCTCTTGAGCAGGTGGCCGCGTTGGTTGTGGCGGTGCGTGACGGAGTTGACCCGCTGAGCGTTAAGCCGAGCGTTAGGTGGCAAGAGCCTGCCTCACGGTCGGTAGCGCAAGAGGCGGACGCCGCCGTGAAGCTGTACCAGGCGAACATCCTTAGCCGGTCCGAGGTCCTGCGAAAGCTGGGCTACACCGATGATCAGATCGTCAAGATTCGGGCTGATTTGCGTGCTGAGGCGTTGGACGGCCAAGGCGTCAACGTAGCCGCCTCCCGTCAGTTTGGGGACGCCCCCAAAGCGATCCCTGAGGCCGCGTGACCGCCGTTGAACAGTTCCAAGCCGCAACCGAAAACCTAGCCAGCACCACCGAACGATCCGCGCTAACCCTTTACGGGCAGTACCAGGCCGGGCAGTTAGACGACGCAGATTTCGCGTTGCTGCTGGTTGGGCTGATTAACCGCGCTAACGCTGAGGCTGTGTCGCTGGCTGATGTGTGGCTGGCTGTGCAGATTGAGGAGCAGCTAGGGCAGCCGGTGCCGACTGTGGGTGTGTTGCCTAAGGACGGTTCGGAGCGGCTGGTTAAGGCCGTTAACAAGGTTCTAAGCGATCAGTTTCGCGGCGGCGCGAAAGCGATCGAAGATTTTACGGACGCCCGTAAAATTGCTGGTCAGGATCACTTTAGTGACGCCACTAAAGTGGCGGGCAATCTTGACGGCATCGGCAAAATCGCTGGTCAGGATCAACCTACGGACGCCCGTAAAGCGACGAACGCGCCCGATATGCGGGTAGAACGCCTAGCCCGCGCCGAGGTATTCGAGGCCGCGCAGCAAGCCACCCACGACGCCATGCAACAGCAACCCCTAGTTGAGGGGTGGGTGCGGCACATGGACGCCGACCCATGCGAACAGTGCGTGTGGTGGTGGCGTGAGGGCCGCATCTGGCCTAAGGCGCACCGTATGCCAACCCATAAGGGCTGTAACTGCCAGCCGAGAGTTGTTCTCGCAGAACACATTAAGTCGACCGGTTACACGCGGCGGCTTGAGAGGAACACATGAGCACTGAAATTCAGACCGAAGATATCGACCAGCCGGAAACGCCCGAGGAACAGCCCGAGGCCGCCGAGGTCCAGGGCGATAACCCGACCGACGCCGACAAGCTGGCCGACGCAGTAACCCGCGCCGACAAGTACGCGCGGGAACTGTTCACCGCCAAGGCAACCGCTACAGGCCGGTTCGCCGACCCAACCGATATGCCGTTCGATGCCGCCCTGTTGGACGACGCCGACGCATTCACCGCTGCCGTTGATGCCCTGCTAAACGCTAAGCCGCACCTTGCCAGCCGTAAGCCGGTATGGGGCGACGTTGGCGCGGGCCAGGCCACGCCGAGCACGGGCGGGCCGACGTTCGCGGACCTATTCCGAAGCGGCTAAGTGGTAACCGAAACGCTAAGGGTCCTTAGGGGGGACGCCGACAAGTACGGCAATCCGAACAAGACAGACCACGGCACGGTGCAAGGCGTCCTCTCATGGGGAACCGTTAGCCCGACGACGCCAGAGGGCGGGCGCGGCGAGAGCGCCAGCACCGGGGCCGAACTGTTCGTCAGGCGCGGCACCGACCTACAGCCGCGTGACCGTGTGACACGCGAGGACGGGCAGGCGTTCCGGGTTGTAGGCGGCGGGCAGTGGGACCGCAACCACCCGATGACAGCACGCAACTTCGGTTGGGTGCTGTACCGGCTGGAGTCCCTGTAATGGACACGGAAACGCTAAGGGACGCCAAGACCTACCGGCTACCGCCGTCAGTCCTTGTCAGTCCTGCACTGGGCGCGCTGCTGCTAGGCCAGGCCACACAGGTGGCGACCATCTATCAGGGCATCGTCGCTAAGCGCACCGGCAGGCTAGCGGCCTCAGCTAACGCCTACGTGACCGTGGGTGGACACAAAAACGACCGGCTTATCGGCAAGGTGGTGGTCGGCGGCGGTTTGGAATACGGGCTACTCCACGAGTTTGGCTCTAAATCAAATTCGCATAGGCAGGCGGCTAAAGACTTGGCCGAGGCTGTCAATCTCTGGAAAGGCGCTAGAGGCGCTTAACCCGTTAAACAATTAAATACTAACTAAATACGGAGACAACTTAACATGGCAGTTCTTAATTCTAATTTGGCGCAGGCGTGGACTCCCGAGGACTACGGGAACCTTATTGATCTGGTTATCGCCGAGAAGTCGATTGCGTTTCAGGCTGGCACGGTTGTGCAGACCGGTTCGGAAACGGTGCGATTCCCGATGCTGACGGCTGATCCTGCCGTTGGCTGGTATGCGGAGAACTCGCAGATCAGCCTGACTGATCCGAGCAATACCGAGCTGGTCATTGTGCCTAAGAAGGTGGCGGGTCTAACGCAGTCCAGCAATGAGGCCATCGAGGACTCTAATCCTGCTGTGGCTACGGTTATCGGCACCGCTCTTGCGCGTTCTATTGCTAAGAAGATTGATACGGCATTCTTCGCTAACACGACCTCTAATGGTCCGAGTGGCATTCTGTCCCTGACGGGGATTAATGTTGTCGACACGGGCACGATTACGTGGGATTCTCTTGACCCGATTCACCAGGCTAAGCACGACGCATTGGCTGATGGCGCAAACCTTACGCACATCATCCTTGCACCGGATGTTGCGCTAAAGCTGGCGACCGCGAAGGAAACCGAAGCGTCGTTTAAGGGTCTGTTGGATAACGTCGCGGACGGTGTTTCGCTGGCTGGCCTAAAGCTGCTGGTGTCTACCGACGTGGCTACCGGTAACGCCTGGGCTGTTGATTCGTCTCAGGTGATCGTTGTTCAGCGCACCGGCACGAAGATCGTTAAGAGCGATCAGGCCGCTTTCGATTACGACGGCGTGCAGATTCGCGCAACGTCGCGCGTGTCGTGGGGCTTCGCCAATCCGGCTGGCGTGGTTCGTCTGTACGACGCGGCCTAATTCATGGCGGCTGTTGAGGCCAACGACGTGGGCGCGCTGCTAGGTGACAGCGCGCCCACCGAGGCCGTTCTACAACGCGCCGTTGACGCGGTAACGCTCATGGCGCGCGCCTACACACGCGGAGAGGGCTTCAACGACGCCGCACCTAACGACGAGATCGCGGCGGCAATCCTCACCGCAGCGTGCCGCATGGCCCGCAATCCGGGCCAGCTAGCCACGTCGGAAACGATGGGGCCGTTCACGTTCGACGTTCGCGGCGGCTTTCAGGGCTTCAACCTTGCCGAGCTGGCGACGTTAGACCGCTACCGGGTGCATGGCCTGTGATCGCGCTCCCGGACTGGTATCAAGACAATTTCGTCAATCTTGAGAACCTATGTATCGACGTATTTAGCAAGGTGTTGCCTGATATTGAGTCGGGCTGTTGGACGCCGAACGACTGGCTAGACAACCAGACGCCACCCGATCCGCAGCTGTGGTTTTTTCGGCTGCCAGGTGGCCGCGTGGACTATGACAAGAACTACGACGAGGGACTGATTCAGGCTATGGCTGTGTCCCCGTCGCGTGACGATTCGTGGCGCATCATGTCCGTTGTTCGGGCTGTGCTGCTGCCTATGCAGGGGTACAAGTTCACGATGGCGGACGGCTTTACCGCGCAGATTCACAGCGCCGAGGAGGTAGGCGGGCCGCAGATGGTTACGCCTGCCCAGCAGATCGACACGCGGGTTGTGTCGGCTGTGTTTAAGGTGCGGGTGGGTTTGCGTTCGCGCGAGCGGTATCTAGACCGCATCCGCGCCCTTTAGGCATACCGAGGCGTTCGCTTCGGTAGTCCAGCCGCAAGGCTGGTGTTTCTGTTTGGCGTAGGCAGAAACAAGTTGGACGGTTCGGCCCGGTGAGCGCTTGGGAACACTCACCGGGCCGGGCAGCCCCTCTCACGGCATCTGCGAGTCAAGCACCGCCGCGCGCTGGTTGCGGGTCCGCATGTCGCCAACAGCGTGGGCCGATTCAGAGACGATTCCTCGCCGTCGACAGTGCGGCCACTAGGCCGTCAATCTGACCGGCGGTCAACTCGCAATCGCCAGCGCCGACCGCAAGCACTACGCGCCGCTGGACGGCCCCCGTGTAATCCTGCACACCCGCAACGCGAACGCTCAGCCGGTGACCGGCAGCGTCCAGTTCGACCGGCTCAGTGATGACGAAGCATCGTTGCCCGTCGTCGTCCCACTCCCAGCAGTGCATTGCGTCGGCAGGTAGGGCGATGTGGTCCAGCGTGGCAAGTGTCATGGCCGGGGACGCTACAACCACTTGACGCCCCCGTCAACAACCCAAACGCCTTGTGAGACAGCACTTTTAAAGTACGCGTGCCGTACCTTACTTGCGGCCTTTGAACTCGATAACGACGCGCTTGGGGTCGAACACCTTGCCCTTACCGGCGGGCATAATCCTTACCGTCATAAGCCGGTCAATAACCGAACGCTTACGGGGCAACGGCAACGCGTCGAACCGCTCGCGCGTCAGGTCAGGATCAATCAACCCGTCGAACACCTGGTACGCGTCAGCGTCAAACAATTGCCGCTCTACCTCCGCAAGCTTGCTCTTAACCCGCCCGTTAACGATGCGGAGCTGTTCAGCCGTAAGGTCCCCGTCTGCGAACTCGACGGCCAGATCGTTAAGCCGCGCCCGCAGCGTGTCAGCCTCAGCCCTAAGCGCGTCCACGTCGGGCCGCTCACTGTTCACCAGGACGTTGATGGCGTCCGGTCGAGAAAGTCGCTCTACGGCGTGCTCAACCACCCAATCGTCTACCTCGTCCATGCGGCGGCTCACGTGAAAGCCGTCTTTGCATAGATAGATGGGCCGCTTAGTCGAAGTGGCCGACGCAAACCCTGACTTAACCGGCGCATCGCACACGCCACACAGGGCGATACCGGAGAGCACGAACTTTCGGCCACGCGTCGGACCCGAACGCCGGTCCGGGTTGTCCAGAATTGCCACCACTGAGCGCCAGGTATCCGGGTCCACGATGGCGGGCCAGCCAGCCGCGCCAATCTCGGCCCCCTCATAGAACCGGAGCGCGCAGTTCCGGGGGTTAACGAGTAGCTGCCGTACCTGAGCACCCCGCCACGAATTGCCCTTAGGTGTCTTAACCCCGGCGGCGTTCCATTCCTTAGCGATTGCGTTAAGCGACCCGCCCAGCTGCACGAACCGGTACGCGTTCGCCACTAGGGGAGCCTCATCCGGGTTAAGCGCGGTGCCCTTGTTGTCGGCATAGCCGAATGGGCGGGACGGCCACCAGGCTTGCCCGTTCTGGGCGCGCTGGGCGGCAGCGGCTTTCTGGCGCGCTGACTTCCGCTCAACCTCACCACGGGCGACGCTGCCGAGAATCCGTGCCACGGTGCGGCCCATATCGGTGGTCAGGTCCAGATCGCCGCTCACGGTGTGAATGGGCACGCCGAGGTCAATCAAGTCTTCTAGGTCCCGGAGCTGCCTATACAGCCGGTCCGGGTGCCAGCACACAACCATGTCCACCTGACCGGCGCTGATATCGGCCAGCATCCGCGTGTAGGCCGGTCGCGGCTTGCGGGATGATGCGCTGGTGTCGTTATCGACGTACTCGACGGGGGACCATCCGCGCTGGTCGCACAGCTTTAGGCAGGCTTCGCGCTGCCTGGTGACGGCTAGTTCGTCGTTGTCTTTGTCGAGCGATTGACGCAGGTACACGGCAGCTTTCATACCTGCATGTTAGGTGAATGTGTAGGTCCATATTGGCGTGCAGGCAGCCCGGTTGCTCCCAGTCGCGCTGGTCAGAACGGGTGGGGACGCCGCGGTTACGGGGTGCGGCGGCCTCGGTGAAGAACCGGTATGCGTCAAAGTGGGTGCAGCGCAGCGGCATCGACTCGACCACCGCATCGGTGCCGGCCGCACCAAGGCGCAGCGGCACCCGGCCGTGGCGCACGGCGTCGGTGCGGTAGACCATCGCCCACTCGTGCATGCCGAAGCAGCCGAACTGCGGTGCGCGGTCTTCGGTGGCTCGCAGCAGGTCGGCGACGAAGCCGACCGTGGGCAGCCGCGACCGCAGAAATCCGGCGCTGACGGCGGCGCCGTCGGGATTCGGTGCGTAGCCCGCACGGTCGAGGTACTCGGTGGCGGCGGGGCCGGCCAGCGTGGTGCCGTACCCGGGATGCCACACCTTCAGCTGGCGCGGGCGCAGGCTGTAGTAGGTGAACAGGAAATCCCACACCGGGTGCACTTCACCACGGCCGGCGCGACGGACGTGTGGGCCGGTGAAGGTCTCGACCCGGGCGCGGTGGCCGGCGGCCCTGGCCGTCCACTCGCACTCGGCGAGCACGTCAGGCACGGTGCATGCCGTCGCGCACGGTGCCGACCAGGTCTTCGACGAGATCTTCCAACGCGACCATCGCACACACCCCGGAGGCGTCGGTGACCAGCGCCAAGTGGCTGTTGTCGCGGCGCAGCTGGGACAGCGCATCCGGCAGCGGCATGTCGGCGGGCACTCCGGGCAGAGGGCGCACCACCGACAGGTCGAGCACCGAATCGGGACCGTCGATCTGGCTGAGCACGTCCTTGATGTGCAGGTAGCCGATCAGGGTGCCGTCGCCGCCGTCGACGGGAAACCGGGAGTAGCCCGTCTC